GAAATGGAACATGTAGCCACAGTTAGCCAAATGCGTGCAATCCTTGACTCTACCGCTGGTAAAGTATTCAGCGTATCGTTTGTCAAGAAAGACGGTAGCGTTCGTGACATGGTATGCAGGAACGAAGTTAGTAAGGGTACAAGCGGTGGTGTAGCTGGTCATGCACACAAAGAAGAGCTTTACACTGTGTGGGATATGCAAGCTGCTGGCTTTCGCTGTGTGAACCTTACCACTGTGAAACGTATTAAGTGTGGTGAACTCAACAAGGAGTGGTATGTATGAAAGCCTTTCAACTATTTGTAGAACAAGACACACCTAACAGCTACCTTGTATTGTGGTTGAATAACCCTACCATTGTGCAAGAGATACAGAGAGCGGCTAAAGAGTGGGGTAAACGTACCTTTGTTATCCCAACCCTCTAACACCGCCTACAAGTTGTAACACTTCGCCCCTTTCCCCGAGGGGCTTTTTTATACCCGTTTATTTAAACTTCTGTAATTGAGCGTTACCCTTCCTTACTTCCAATGTGAGGCTAATGTAACATTGTGCTAGCTCTGTCTCGCTATAGTCACTCAAAGGGCACTCAGCTAGCGCCTGTACGTCATAAACTGGACATACAGACTCACTTACCATTGAAGTCTTTGAGCACCCTAGCAACAGGCTCAGACAGAGAGTTATTAACCCCGTTCTTACTACGTTCATTTGCAATGCCCTTTAGTGTGAGTGAATAGCCGTCTAACTCTTTCTTAAACTTAGCTGTCATTGTATCTAGTTCTTTATTCCAGTCTTTACGCTGTTGCTCATACAGTTTCATTTGATCAATATTGTATTGTGCAGACTCTAGCTTTGATTGTGTTACAGCTAGCTCCCAATTGGCGTTAGAAAGGTCATTAGTTAAGGCAGTATATGAGTATAGAAACCACAATAAGGCTAAACCCAAGCTACCCCACAGCACACCTTTAAACGTTACATTACTTACTATAAACTTCCACATATTCCCATATCCTTTTAACATAGGTTGTTGTTTCAATCGAATGGTGTCCTGTGACTAAAGGGAGTGCCTTTGCCATTGGAGAATAAAGAAGGCTGTTCCCTCCTTTAGCTTGTGCCTTTAGAATGTTTCCTAATCCGGCATTGTATGAGGCTAGTGCTAAAGAGTGTCTATCAACTTCTGGTCTAGGCTTCTTAAACTGTGACCGTAGGTAGTTCATGTAATAAGCATGAGCTTGAATGTTGTATTGGCTAGTGTAAGCACTTGCATTAGCTGGTAAGCCTAATTCCTTCCTAACTTGACTCCAAGTATCGGGCATGAACTGACCTAGCCCCATAGCCCCTACAGGTGACGTTGCATTAGTGTTTAATCGACTCTCAGCTACTAATTGAGCCTTAGCCCATATCCAAGGTACAGAGGGGTTATAGAAGGCGTTCCATTTGGCTATTTGACCGTCATAAATGGCATTCCTTAGAGCGTTTGCCTGTGAAGGTAAGCACACACCAAGGGTAAGCAATAGAACGCCTAGAACTACACAATAAATGCGACACATATAATCAATCCAATAGCAATAGAAGTACCAAGGAAGCGTAAGCCATAATAATGACTCATAGCTTTAGGACATTGCTCGATCTTATCAAAGGCTTTCTTAAAGTCTACGTCTAGAAGTTTGTCAAATACCCTCAATAAGAGGAACTGACAGAGTAGGAATAGGCAGAATGCAACTAATCCCATACCAAGTTTAATCATAAATAGAGTAATCATATTACATATACCTTTATTAGTTGGTTAATAATTGATCAATAGTAATTCTATCAATACATTTGTGTGGTGTGAATGAGGGTAACACCTGCCAAACCCTTGTGTTACTTGGGGTAGCAAGTGTAAGTTGTCTATACAAGCTGTTGTTACGTTGGCCCGATCATAAATTTTTGCTATTGTCAAGCCCTTTTTCAATATATTTTACCTATAGCTGACGAACGGTCACTAGCACAGGTCACTCACCAAGTCCAATGAATAATATCTATCAGGATACTCACACCAATAGACATAGCCTATATGTGAGCCTATAGAGAATACCTATCACAGTACCTTAGTCCATTGTATTTACCTATAAGGCTAGCTAGCACAATGTAGTGAGGAGGTCAAGCATTGACCGACGAATGGTTACTACTAAATACTTACACTTGACATACCTAGTACAGTGTGTATACCCCACCCCCTGCCCCTTCCTGTTCGTATAATAAAGAGAATATGTTAAATTGCTCTTACTCTCTCACTCATACTTTTATTGTCTTGTCAATACATTGTATTAATCTATCAGCTTCACCCTGTCTATAGTCTGTCTCTTCATTAGATTATTCTATCAATCTTCTGTGTCAAATGAATATAAACAATTGGACAAGCTGGCGGATATCCTGTAAAATAATAGTTGACGCCCCTCTTAAAAGCATAGTCCCATATAAACATATGAGCTACTTGACTTTCCTCCCCATTTAGTCTACTCACCCCTTCAAAACAGGCTACTTAATAGAGTGGCTATATCTCCCCGATATAATGTAACACCCGACAGGTCAAGGCCGCATAGGCCGCTTCCCCTTTGTTCTTCTTGTAAGTGTTACCTAAAGAATCACGGAATAATACGTGTCTCTAGTTTGCTTTTAATTATCTCAACGTCTGTTCTCAGGGTACTTAGGGTGTTATAAATATCCCCCAGAACGTCAAGCTTTGTTTCCACCTTAGTTAGTCGTGTATCAACTTCTTCTAACTTCTTGAATCTGTCCCTAACTAGCCAGCCTATGAAAGCACACATACCCACTAGTATTACACCGACAAGAAATATAACTCCTTCAAGTCCCATGTTAGTATCTCCTTATACTGGCAACCAAGTACCGTCTGAAGTTTTAAACACATACATTTGACCAGCAGTAGTAGTACCTTGAATGTATGCAGTTGCACGGTTCTGGAAGTTACCCGCTGCAATCTCACCTCTGTCTACAGTGATAAAACCAATACCACCAGCCAATGCACCAGAAGCAAAGTCAGCACTACGGAAGCAGTAACGACCAGCAGGAATACCCATAAGTGTAGAACCAGAAGCAAACAATCCACTACCAGTTGCAGTACCAGCAGCGTTAGCACAATCACCAATCCATATTGCTTCCATTGGATTCAAGTTAGGCCAGTTAGTAACAGAAACCCCTTTGTATCGGAAGGCAATAGTGGGGTGTCCAACACCAGAACTAGAAATAGGACGCCAAGTAACAGTGCTACCTGTGATAGTCCAAACATACTCATTTACTGGAGTGGTAAAGGTAGTTACAACAGCGGTTTGAGTAGTAGCATTCAGTTTCTTAACTTCTACGTTACCAGCAAGTGCAGAAAAAGGAGTACCAGAAAACGCACCAGCAGGGAACCAGTAGTTACCAATGGGTAAAGCGTTAACACCGCTCTGTGTGTTGAAAAGTGCCGCACCTTCTACATAATCACCCTCAACATATTGACCAAAGCGGCTAAGTTGTGCAGCTTCATTAGGGTTAGCAACAGGCCAAGCTGTAATGTTAACAGCACCACTACCGGGATTATAACCAACGCTAGGAATTGGATAACCAGCAGTAGAAGCGGGAGCACTACCCCAAGTACCATTACCAAGCAGCACAGTAGTAGCAGAAGGCGTACCAGTACCCAAACGTGCAACAGGTACTTGACCACTTGCAATATCAGCACCTTCTAAAGTTACAACACCAGTCTTACCAGCAACAGAACGTACAGGGGCAGTTGCAGCAGTTACAAACCCAGCACCGTTAGTAAGTTGGTTAGTGTTAGTTGGTATTACAGTGTTACCAGCAAGAGCTTGGTTAGCAGCAGTACCAATAATAGGAGCAAAGGTAGTTGGTTTGTCTGTTACTTCTGACCATGCTGGAACATACGAACTAGGTTTAGCTCCTACGTCAGCAGCAGACAGGACAACAACACCAGTTTGACCATTTACGCTATCAACTGCACCACCACCCCCACCGCCTGTTACAACAACCCAATCCCCGTTATTACGACCATAAGTTTGACTGTCTTCTGGGGCTTCTTGAATGATTACAGCGTTTTCAAGTTCAGTTACAAGGGCTTGAGCTTGAGAAGCAGAGGTAGCAGCATTCCCAGCTTGTGTAGAGGCCAAAGCTACTTGATCTTGTGCAAGGGTTACTTGTCCAGCAGCGTTAACAGCAGCAGCCTCAGCGTTAGCCTCAGCCAGTTGTGCAGCAGCTACAGATTCAGCTACGTTAGTAGTACCTTCTGAAATAGTTGCTACGTCTTGTTCCAGTGTATTTGTTGCAGTGGTAATACGCACAATCAGCGCGTCAAAGTCAGCATTAGTAGCCATTAAGTTAATTCCTCTATTACGATTGGGGTTAGTTCGTGAAGCTCTCTAATTACAGCTTCAAATGCGTCTACAAGATCAGGCATAGGCACAGGTGGCGGTATTGGTGTTTCTCCCGGTGTGGTAGGAACAAACAAACAGTCATACTGATAGTGCTTAGGTGCCCGTCCAGCTTGTGTGTAGTCCTTACTTGCAATCACTGTATACCAGCCAGCAGCAGAACCAACTTGTGTATTCCCTTCAATGTAGGCAAAGGTTTCTACTTGTGTTGCTTCTGGTGGAAGGTCTGGAAAGTCTGGTGCATTGCGTAAGTAGAGAGTTCGATAGTTCTTGTAACTTGTGGCGAACTGATCGAGTGTAAACATTGTTCCTTGTTTGAATGGTTGAATGTTACCCTTAATGAAGTATGGTTGTGTGATTACACTAATGAAGTCTCCACCAGAGTAGTACCCATACCGAGTTACAAAGGGAACCCAGTTTCTGTAAAATGCGGCTATGCTCATAGTAGCGTACTACCTCCTAAGCGTTTATATTGTGAACTGTTTACGTTCAATCGGATTGTTGGGATAAGTGAACCACCCGTACACATATTAAAACAAGAGGCTACTGCGTCCGTGATATCGTCGTGCATTCCAGAACATTTAAGCCCGTCAAATGCTTCCATTTCTGCATAGTGATCTTTTGTAAATACGTTAGGTGCTACAAACACTTTTCCTTCTTGTAGTGCAATTAGAAAGTTTTCAGCTCGTGCCAACTTACCTTTCCGTGTCGAATCAAGCACCGCCTTATGACCTAGTGCAGCCAATCGGGCTTTCTTCTGGTCTGCTACCACCCTACCAGACGCACCAGCGTCAACAGGAATGGATATATAGCAATCTCTACCGTCTATTACCGCTGTAGTCTCGATTAGTGCAGATACCATTGCAGGACTGTCACGAAGCGATACCATGTCAAGAATATAAAAGTTACCTGTTGCCTTGTCATAACAACCTTTAACGCCCCGTGTCCAGTCGGGATCTTTGTTCCCAGCATGAGGCTTAGTAGAAGCAAGGTCATAACTGCGAACAGTTGGTAAACCTTTAGGAATGTCAGCCCATGCTAAATGTTTAAACCAGTCAGAATCTATATAGCCGTCACCCTCACTTTTTATAAACCAGTTCCCCAGCAAGTTACGGGCACGCTCGATAGGCTTTTGGTTTTCAAGTTTGTGGACGTATGCAGGCAGATTCTTACGCACATATGGGTTATCGTATACGTTTGCGTTGTAGTAGCAAAACTTCTGTGCCATTACAGCCGTTTCCCTACCAACTTCTTTTTCCATTTCTTTGTAAGTCTTGTACCAACGGAACTCACCACCTAGTTGAATCATGTAAGTGGTAACACCGTCCATTTCTTTGATTGCGTATCCGTCTTCACCAACATAACCAGCCTTCACCAACCAATCACAAAGAAAGGAGGTATTGAGGGGGTTACAAGTTAAACGTAGTTGGTGTTTCTGTTTACTCTTTGAACGCAAGCGTGAAGTTAGAAACCATACGTCTTCTTCTTTACACTGTTGTGATTCGTCAACTAAGAATTCTGTACATTGTGTACCATGCCAGTCTTCCACGTTATTGTATAAGTGGTGACACTTGACGATTGCACCACTAGGGAATGACCAGCTTGTTTCTATCTTGTTAGAGGTAATACCATAGGGTGCAAACAGTTTTAATCCTGTGTCCCACAAGCTACCCGCCATTTTCATTTGTTTCTGTGATTGCCTAGCCACACCAGCAACATAATTAGAATCCCACATACCAGCGAGCATAAGCCGAATCAAACTTAATTGGGTCTTGCCTGCCGCCATAGCGCCACCCCACACAATAATGTCATGGGTATTGTCGTTAAGGTAGGTTTCTTGTTTAATGCTAAGAGGTGCTAGAACTTC